AGGTCCATCTCTTCCCCCTCCTCGTCCTGACGGGCGCTCTGATCCATGTGTTTTTTGAATTTTCACCGTTTGGTAATCTCAACGAGAAGTGGTGCCGCGCCACGTTCCCTTAAGGTTTCCCCACAGCGCCAGCCATTCTCACAGCCTCCTTACCGACCTTATACACAGCACTCCGTTGTGCACCTGCTTTGCTTAACATGTCTTTCCCAGTATTCAAATAGGCATTACTCACCGGAGGGATTTTTATAAAAGTATACGTCCCACCTATATGTATGTAATAGAGTCCTTTTGATTTTATATGTATAACCGTCGAGAGTGTATCCTTGTATTTTTTAAGTATTGTGTTGTCAAGGGGGAAAGGTATATTCAAGTCGTTATAGATAGTGTTCAACTTTCTAAGCGTTTTGGCCTCCGTCACGCCCTGATTGTACTTATTATGATTTAATTTGTACGAGTTATAAATAGACTTTAAATTATTACAAGCGTTACCGTTCCATTTTTTTTTACCTCCCATCGAAGATTTCGCGGTACACATGGTGTTACCATTATTTGTGAACATTGTCCGTGTTGTAGTCGTTAGACCCATTATTTATCATGTACACATATTTTTACCACGAAGCCTCAGGACCAGGTGCAGAGTACTCTCCTTCTGGTCCTGACGTTATCTTTTTAAGCAGGTGTCTCAGGGCTGCCGAGGGTTTACGAGGGGCCGGGGGGCACTTGGGTTCGGTGACGATAGCCTTTTGCCAGATGAGTCGTTGGACATCCGTACAGAGTGCGTTGGTCGCCTGGCAAAAGGCGAGCTTGAAGTCGTCAGTCGTGAGGGCGATGAAGTCTTCAGACATTTTGATATGCATATTACAATTCTAATCTTCACTTAGGTCTATAAAAGTTCGGGATGAAGTGTTTCCAAATCCTCACTCGTGTAGGGTGGTAAGTGGAAACCCATGTCTTTGAGACTGGGTAAAGTCCGTGTTTTACCACCGGGTGTGTAGTACTTCTGACCATCCTTCGTCACGCGTTCGAAAAGACACTGGGCATGGAACGTCTTCTCACCCCACACACGGAACTTCTCGTACTTATTGAAAAACATGTAGTGATTCTGAGAGTACATGGGAGGCAACTGACCACTCGGAATCCTAGGTACACCCATGTTAATGGTATCGTACGCCATCAGGGGCTCAGTGTCCCTGGTCAACCTGTACCCACAGAAAAGGCGTAGTTCCTCGACACACGGCTGTTTACCCCCAAGAACCGCGTGGAGAATGTGCTGCTGAAAGATGACCGCGTGACCAGGTGGAACTTCCACGTGTCCCTTTTTATTTGTGTTGCACCCAAAAGCCTGTGCAGCGAGGCGTTTCGACAACTGCCCGTCGTCCACCTGTGTGGCAAAACCGGTGGTAGCATCCCGTGGGTCGTTATGGGTACCCAAAAGTACCACGAGTTCTTGGGTATTCTCACTCAGATTAACCCAACCCCCGAAAACTTCATCGGATGCTTGAAGCGGTTTGGGACCATCGTACACGTCACGGTGCCAACTCTCCGCGGAAACCGTACCAAAGTCACGATGTCGGACACACACGCGGTCCATGAGCATTTCTAGTCTGGTACCCTCCGGTGCGTATGTTTTGAAAAATGGGGTCACACGGGATTTCAACTCTTTACGAAGTGCACGGATCGTTGGGTGGTGAAAGCTCGAAGGGTTTCCAAACGCCCCAAAACCACCGAGCACCCTCTGGACACCCCGACCCTTTATTTTATATTCTGGAAATTCATCCATCGCTGTCCACACCCTACTCGACCACAGTTTGTAGTCAGGAAGAACAGGTAAGACGGCCACCCCATGTGTACGGAGGTCTTGCGAGAATTTCATCTTCCCATCCATTTTGTAATTCTTCAACGTCTCTCTTGTCCATTGAATACATCTCTAGTGGAGACGCACTTAGGTACAGAAATGACAACTTCCTCACCACATTCATTGACCGAAAATAGCAACTCTTCTTCGAAGACAGCTCGTGCCATGGGTATCACCGACCGCCTATTGTCATCGTAGCACTCTTTGAGTTCTTCAAACGAATGTGTTCGAGGTCGACATCCAAGAGAAATCTTTTGAGCCATGCTGGTAACAGTGCCCATACTGTCAGGTCTGAAATTCTTTCGTGGATGGTGTTGAGTATAGCCCGTGTCCACATCTGTATGACTTAGGATCCTCTTTTTTATATATGTACATATCAGATGGTCGTTTCGTTACAAGACGTTCCGAAGAAAGTGCAATACATCACCGTGGATTCTCAGTACGTGAAGGGTTCCAACAATACCTTCACTGTAGACATATCCCTCGAGTCCAACATTCACATCGAAGAGATGAACAAAGTCATAGGCATAAAGATGGTCGACTTCTACGTGACCCAAGTGGGACAGAGTGACGCCACTGGCAACACCAACGTGGCCAAGTACATAGACGTGGTGTGCCCCGACGTCCCCAAGGTGGCCCAGATGCTCGACGAGCGAAAGGGTCAGATCCTCGCTCGGGTCCCCCTGGAGAGAAGCTTCACGGGGAGCACCTCCTTCATCATGCGAGACAAACAGTGGAAGTCCTTCAACAGACAGACCAACTACTTCAATCCCATATCCATCCAGAAGCTACACTTCAACCTGTTCGAGTCACAGGGAGACGGGGACTACGAACTTCTACAGCCGTCTGTATCCTTCTACATGGTCCTCGAGGTGACCACCATAGACGTCAAGGAGAAAACAGTCAACAAGGATGTTCAGATACTCGAAGCCCTCCACACACTCATCGGGAAGATTGATGAACTGAACAAGAATGTTCACAAACTTCCCGAAAAGGAACCTGAGAAGAAGAAAAAGTTCTCCTTCAATTACATTTTATTAGCACTCTTCACTCTCGTGGGTGGATACGTCTTTTACATCAATAAGTTTAAGATTACATCGTGACCGACTTCTTCTTCCTACCCATGGACTTCTTAGACTTGGGGGTCTCCTCGGGAACCTCAGGGACCTCAGGGACCTCGGGAACCTCAGGGACCTCAGGGACCTCGGGAACCTCAGGGACCTCGGGAACCTCAGGGACCTCAGGGACCTCAGGCACCTCAGGGACCTCCTCAACTTTAGGCACCTCGGGAACCTCCTCAACTTTAGGCACCTCAGGGACCTCCTGGGGAAGAGCGTCGATGATCTTGAGAAGCGTGGTGTAGATATGATTCTTATCGATGCGAAGGCGACGAAGCTCCTGATGAATATCTTCTTTGATGGAATCCATAGTGTATATATATAAAAGGGAGATTATCTTTAAAAGAAATGTTACTCATCGGTCCAACACTCAGAAGTGGTATCGGTCAGCACCTGAAAAAGTACGGGGGTGTCTTTCCGGAGAGTACCTACGTAGAACTTTCGGATGATCTCCCCGACGCCCCTGAAGCATTCATCTTCGCCCTACCGGTTCCCCACTGGCTCGAGAGGATCCCGATGCTCAAGAAAAAGTACAGACGCCTCACGTGTATGACCGTCTGTGAAACAGAGACTGTCCATGAGGACTATGGAAAGTTGTTCGCACACTTCGACCGTGTGGCGGTGCCGAGCACCTTCTGTAAGGATGTCTTCTCGAGACAATTTCCAGAGACGACATTCTTCGTTGTGCACGCCCACGTACCCATCGAAGACCGATACACCTTTTACCACATAGGAAACATCGCGGACCAACGTAAAAACTTCTGGGGTGTACTGGAAGCCTTCGTCCGCCTGAACGAACCCAAGGCCCGTCTGGTGATCAAGGCGACGTGTAACTCCCCCGTCCAGATAAACCTCCCGACCGTCAAAGTCATCAACGGTCTGGTGTCTGATGAAGAGATGGATGATATTCACAAGATGGGTGACTGTTACGTGAGCTTTTCACACTCCGAGGGGGTGGGGCTGGGGGCTGTAGAGGCTGCCCTGAGGGATAAACCCGTCATCATCACAGACTATGGGGGCGCCCCTGAGTACATCAAGACACCCTACACTATCGCGTGTACGCTTCGAGAGTTGGGAAAGGATGACTTTCTCTTCAAAAAGGGTATGCGCTGGGGAAACCCAGACCCAAACCAACTCTCGGAGTATATGCGCGACGCGTTCGATAAGCGTCTGAAATACATGGATCACTCACATACGAAACAACTCACGGGGAGAGAAAATATTCTAAAAGAATTCCTGGTCAATGATGTACTGAGAGAGGAGGGCGATGATACCGGTGAGCACAGCACCGGAGGCGAGTGAACCCTTCTGGGCGATGAGCGACATGGTGAGGTCATCGATGATGCCTATGCCTGTGGGCTTCCTGAGAATTTCGGGGAGAAACTTGGCGATCACCAGGTACACCACCATGGAGACGACGACGGGTTTGAGCATCTCTTGGTCGAACATGTTTACAATTACAAAAGACTTTTATTTGCCTAGAAGTACCGCTACATCCTTGCTAGACACACTATGTTTTTTACAAAAGTTTCCACAATTCGCCTTGAATGTACACCGCTTCCCCTTGAGTGTCGTAGACTGACAGATGTTCTGTGCATGCTTCTGCTCCACCTGACGCTTGGGTGCCTCTGAGATGATCATGGTGGATCGTTCCTTCTTGTGCGCCTCGTGTACCCTGTACCTATTCTTCATCCTGAAGACACTCCTGGCCAGATGTGCACATCGCTCATCTGGCGTGGAGATCTTGTGAAGGCGCATGGCATCTCGGAGGCACTCTTCGTAAGACATTTTGGTTTTAGAGAAACTTAAAGTTTACTTAGGTATACTTCAGTATGTATTTAAAGTGGTACTCTACATGCTACACGTGTGAGGCTCCCCTGGACCCCAAGGTGATGGTCAGGGGCTATGAGAACAAACGCTTCATAAAAGAATACAGGCGCATGAGACCCATGTTTCTGGATAATAATGTGATGTATTATTCCTTCGTGGGACTCACACTCAAGAGGGTCTGCTACGCGTGTTTCTTGAACAAAGTCAAAATTGGACCTAAGTTACTTCGGCAGCGAGAGATTGGTCATCTTAAACACCTCGCTCCTCGAAGCATTTCGAAGACCCAAACAGAAATTGTTCGGTGGTTCGAAAGTCTCTTAAGGACAGCCCACGCAAACGGACTAATATGACTGAGGGATCGAAGATCCCGACGGGGGCACAGCTCCCCGAGAGTATCCAAAAACTTACACACGTCGAGCACATCCTCAAGCGCCCTGACTCGTATGTGGGTCCGGTATCCAGGGTCTACGAGCCCTACTGGGTCCGTGTCGGCGACGATTTTGAAAAGAAGATGCTCGCGTACTCACCCGCGCTCCTCAAGATTTTCGATGAGATTCTGGTCAACGCGATCGATAGGAACTCCATGCACCCCAAGAACACCACGGCCATCTCTGTGTCTATCGACCGTGAGACGGGTATGATATCCGTGGAGAATAACGGTCCCCTGGGTGGTATCGCCGTGAAGATGCACGAGAAGGAGAGTCTCTGGAACCCTGAGCTCACCTTTGGGCACCTCCTGACGAGCACCAATTACGACGACAATCAGAAGAGGGTCGTCGGTGGTCGTAACGGCTACGGTGCCAAACTTGCTAATGTCTACTCTACGAAATTTACCGTGACCATCAAGGATGGCGAAAACAAAAAAAAATATACCCAGTCTTGGACGAACAACATGCGCACCTGTGAACCCCCTAAAATTGTGTCTCATGCTTCTACCACCTCTTCTGTCTGCATTTCCTTCACCCCCGAATGGTACCTGTTTGGTATGTCTGGTATGGAGGATGATATTTATAGTATTTTTGAAAAGCGTGTCTATGATGCGAACGTGTGCACCTCTGCCAACTGTAAGGTGAAGTTTCAAGGCGATGTACTCCCCAAGTGTCCCCTCAGTACCTATGCCAAGATGTACACGAAGAGTGAAGAGATTGTCACGGCGTCGTGTGACAACTGGACTGTCTGTGTCGCACCGAGTGATGATGGGTTTGAACAAGTGTCATTCGTCAACGGCATCTGCACGACCAAAGGTGGTACCCATGTGGATCATGTCACGACCGTCATCTCTGCTGGTATCATCGAAGAGATGAAGAAGAAGATACAGCTGCGCCCCCACCAGGTGAAGAATGCCTTCATGGTGTTTGTCAAGGCGACCCTGGTCAACCCGAGCTTTGGAAGTCAAGTGAAGTCTGACTGTACCCTCAAACCCCAAGAGTTTGGAAGCAAGTTTGACCCTCCCAAGACGTTCGTGAAGAATATCCTCAAGACGAGTATCCAAGCTGAACTCTTGGCCTTGTCAAAGTTTAAGGAGCTCAAGGAACTCAAAAAGTCTGACGGGAACAGGCGTTCCAAGATTACTGGTATCCCCAAGTTGGATGACGCCAACAAGGCTGGGACCACCGACTCGGGGAAGTGTACCCTGATCATCACAGAGGGAGACTCGGCCAAGACACTCGCGGTGGCTGGTCTGTCTGTGGTGGGAAGGGATCATTACGGTGTCTTTCCTCTGAGGGGGAAGTGTAAGAATGTTCGTGACGCGAGTGTCAAACAACTCACGGACAACAAGGAGTTTAATGATCTCAAGAAGATTTTGGGACTCCAACAAGACAAGGTGTACACCACACTGTCTGAGCTTCGCTACGGACGCCTGATGATCATGACGGATGCTGACGCGGACGGGAGTCATATCAAGGGTCTCATCCTCAACATGATTCACTTCTTCTGGCCCAGTCTTTTGGATCTTGGATTTGTCGTGAGCATGGTGACACCCATCATCAAGGCGAGTAAGGGGGCCACGGTCAAACCCTTCTATACCGACTCGACATTCAGGGAGTGGTACGGGGATGGGAAACCCGGGTGGAAGATTAAGTACTACAAGGGTCTGGGTACGTCCACGTCTGTTGAGGCGCGTGAGTACTTCAAGATGATCAAGGATCTCACGGTCCGCTTCGATACCGATGAGGACACGACCAAGTCTGTGGTGCTCGCCTTTGACAAGACCCGAGCCGATGACAGAAAGAAGTGGCTGTTGGACTCCACGGAGAAGAAGGCTTCGGAACTCGAGGTGGCCTATGGATCTGTGGATAAGTTGGGCATCACGGATTTCATCCACAAAGATCTCGTGAATTTCAGTCTGGCTGACCTGAAGCGCTCGATCGCACACATGTCTGACGGTCTCAAACCTTCACAGCGCAAGGTGCTCTACGCGTGCTTTGCTCGTAACCTCACCGGTGAGATGAAGGTGGCACAGTTGGCAGCCTATGTATCTGAGAAGACATCCTACCATCACGGTGAGGTGTCTCTGGCTGACACGATCGTCAAGTTGGCGCACAGTTTCGTGGGGTCGAACAACATTCATCTCTTGGAACCCTGTGGTCAGTTTGGGACGAGACTCATGGGTGGTAAGGATGCCTCGCAGCCCAGGTACATCTTCACTAAGCTTACGAAAGAGGCGAGGCAGCTCTACGATCAGAGGGACGATGCCATCCTTGAGTATCTGGATGATGATGGGAAGAGTATAGAGCCCGATCATTTTGTGCCCGTCATACCCACTGTCCTCGTCAACGGCACCGAGGGTATCGGCACGGGTTTCAGTTGCTACGTGCCACCCTACAACCCTAAGGATATCTGTGTCAACATCGATCGTATTATCGCCGGACA